CACTAGTTCGTCGTGCCCTTCCAAATCTAATCGCTTATGACGTTTGCGGCGTTCAGCCAATGACCGGTCCAACCGGCCTAATCTTCGCTATGCGTTCTAAGTATAAGACAATGGGTGGTACAGAAGCCCTATTCAACGAAGCAAATACAGCCTTCTCAGCAGAGAACAATGCATTTGGTCTTGGAAATGGTATTCATCCATCAGGAAACAACAACCCATTTGCTGACACCACACTTGCTGGTAACTCATTCCCAACTGGTACCGGCATGACTACAGCACAGGCAGAAGCACTTGGTGACGCTGCCAGCAACATGTTCAATGAAATGGCATTCAGCATTGACAAGGTTACCGTTACTGCAAAGTCACGTGCCCTCAAGGCAGAATACACCACTGAACTTGCTCAGGATCTTAAAGCCATTCACGGCCTAGATGCTGAAACAGAACTAGCAAACATCCTATCAACTGAAATCCTAGCAGAAATCAATCGTGAAGTTATCCGCACGATCTATCGTTCTGCAACCCTAGGTGCTCAGTATGGTGTTACAACTGCTGGTACTTTCGATCTTGACACCGACTCAAACGGTCGTTGGTCAGTTGAAAAGTTCAAGGGTCTAATTTTCCACATTGAACGTGAAGCCAACGCTATTGCTAAGGCAACCCGTCGTGGTAAGGGTAACGTTCTGATCGTTTCATCAGACGTTGCATCTGCCATGGCTATGGCTGGTGTTCTTTCTTACACCCCACAGTTGTCAGCAGACCTAACAGTTGACGATACTGGTAATACCTTCGTTGGTATGCTACACGGCCGCATTAAGGTTTATATCGATCCTTACTTCGGTGGTTCAGCAAACGGCGACGAACTAGTAACCGTCGGCTATCGTGGTGCATCACCATTCGACGCTGGTCTATTCTACTGCCCATACGTTCCACTACAGATGGTTCGTGCTATCGGTCAGGATACCTTCCAGCCAAAGATTGGCTTCAAGACTCGTTACGGCATGGTTGCAAACCCATTTGCTACCACCGCTGGTGACGGTGTTGTTGGAACCCGTGATGTCGCTGGTCAGACCAACATCTACTATCGCATTTTCAGAGTAAGAAATTTGACCTGATTTATCAAATACTTATACACACTTATAAGTGTATAAGCAAAACTGCCGGGGAGTCAATCCCCGGCTTTTTTGTGTCTCCATCTATAGTGTTGTTCTACATTACTCACTGAGATTTCTTTTTGACATATTACACAGGAACATATTCTCTGTCGCCTACCCTTCTTGGCAACAGACATTTTATTTAATGATTCACAACTATAAGTTCTTCCTTTATTCGCTTTACCATAATCATTACCTTTCATCTTTTTAGAAAGTTTTTCTTTTTGACCTTTTCTTTGCCATCTTTCTTTTGCAGATTCAGACATTTTTTCTTTTTGTTCTATAGGTTTCGAAACACCTTTTAGAGCAACCTTCACCGCTTCTATTCTTGCTTCTTCTCCAGTGATTAGACCTGACAAGCATCTCCAAGCAATGTGGTCGTATTCACTACCGTGTTCTTCCCACAATGCTTTATGTGCTAAAGCGTGTTCTTCTATTGTTAATTCTATGAGATTAGAGGGATCGTCAGTGCCTCCCATATGTCGAGGTACGATGTGGTGAGTATGATAAATAGTCATAGGCTGGTGCTCCTTTACAGCATTAGAGTGGGTGAGGACTGCAATCCTGTGACCCACATCTATTTAGTAAAACGGATATCTCCATGACTATTGAAGCACTAACAACTAATACACCAGAAAATACTTCTATACTTCAACTTACGAAGTTTACGTTTATCATCCCCGATAAACCATTTTTAAAGTATTTCTGTCAGACAGTCCAGATACCTTCAGTCTCTACTTCAGAGATTGAGATACCTACACCATTTAGTGCTACATATAGACACGGTGAGAAACTAAGATTTGATCCACTAACCATTACTGCTTTGATGGATGAGGACCTACGTGTATGGGAAGAAACATATAGTTGGCTCAAGTCTCTGACACGTCCAACATCGTTTGAAGAATATCCTAGAAAGACTAGAAAAGATATCTCTACACCTCTTTACTTTGATGGATATCTTACAGTCAATACTAATGCTAACAACCCTAACATTCGTGTTAAGTTCCTTAACTGTCATCCTACTTCTATAGGTATAGTTAACTTTGATACTAAGGTAGATGCGGATTCAATCCCAACTGCTGATTTCACATTCCGTTACGATTACTTTGAGATAGAAAGACTTTGACATTTCCTTTATAATATGTTATAATCGTTGTTTCTTAGGAATGGAGTTGTTATGATTAAGCCCCCGGTCAATATTGATATGCTAATGAAGGAATGGTCGACTGACGGTATCATTGATTCAACGTCAATGGAAAAAGAACTGTTAAAGATTTCCCATCTTCACGGTAAGTATCTTAATATCATGTCCCATCATCGTCATATGCTACGTAAGATGGAAGCAGACTATAAGATCATGAAAGGTCTGCGTGAGGACTATTATCAAGGACATCTATCAAAAGAAGAACTAGATGAACGTGGCTGGGAACCTATGCAGCATGTTCTTACTAACCCTCAGGTTGCTAGAAAACTTGATACAGACACCGAACTAAATAAACTGTTACTAAAACGTGTTGCTCATGAGGAGATTGTATCTTATTGTGAGAATGTCCTAAAGTCTCTGCACAACAGAACCTGGGATCTAGGCAACTATGTAAAATATCAGCAGTTGACTATGGGTAGATAATGACACACTTGATTATAACAAATGCGGATGAATCCTTTATCAAAGTTCAATGTGACGAAAGCGTTGCATGGGAACTTAGGGATGCGTTCTCATTCCGTCCTCCAGGGTTTCAGTTTGTGCCTTCTTACAAGCAGAAACTTTGGGACGGATATCTAAGACTATTCAATCCTTTATCCAGACAGATATATCGTGGTCTTGCCCCTCAGGTAATGAAGTGGGCAACTGAAAGAGGTTATACTTATGAGTATGATGATGAAGATTTGGACACATCTTTCTCAGTTGAGGAAGCAAATGAGTTCATTGAAAAACTCAAACCCAAGCATATGCCTAGAGATTATCAGGTTAACTCTTTCGTCCATGCAATACGTTCTAAGCGTCGTATTGTGTTGTCTCCTACTGGTTCAGGCAAGTCTTTGCTTCTTTACTTGGTCTCTATGTATTTGCTTACCAAAGGGAAGAGAGGTCTTATCATCGTTCCTAGGTCGGCCCTTGTAGAACAGTTGTATTCAGACTTTGAAGATTATTCTACCAAGAATGGTAAGAATATGGAGAAGTATTGTCATCGTGTATATTCTGGTAGAGATAAGGAATCAGATAAGCCTATTGTTATCTCTACCTGGCAATCATTGCAAAGACTACCTAAAGAATACTTCCAGCAGTTTGATTATGTTGTATGTGACGAGGTTCATCAAGCACAGGCAAAAGCATTAACTGATATTGTTACTAAGTGTACCAAGGCAGAATATCGTCTAGGTGTAACTGGTACCTTAACTGGTGCTAAAGCACATGAATGGCAACTTATAGGATTGTTTGGACAAATCTATAAGGCAACCAGTTCTAAAGAACTTATGGATAAGAAGCAACTTGCAGAATTGACCATCAAGTGCCTTCTACTTAAATATAGTGAGGAAGAATGTCAGTATATGAAATCTGCATCATATCAGGATGAGATCAAGTATATCATTTCTAATCCTGAGCGTAACAAGTTTGTTGTTAATCTGGCTTTGTCACTGGAAGGTAATACTCTCCTACTATTCAATTTTGTTGAGTCTCATGGAGACGTTCTATATGACATGCTAAATAAGCGTGTAAAAGATGGACGTAAAGTATTTTACATACATGGAGGAACAGACGTTGAAGATAGAGAACAAATCCGTAAGGTTGTCGAGAGTGAAACCAATGCTATTATTGTTGGGTCCGTTGGTGTTCTCAGCACTGGTACTAACATCGTGGCCTTGGATAATGTCATCTTTGCATCTCCTTCCAAGTCCAAGATTCGTAACCTACAATCAATCGGTAGAGGCCTTCGGGTTAGTGACACAAAGAAATCCGCCACCCTCTTTGACATTGCCGACGACTTTAAGTGGAAAGGTCGTGAAAACTTTACCCTCAAACACTTCTTCGAAAGACTCAAAACCTACAACGAAGAAAAGTTCAACTTCAAAATCTACAAAATCTCTATGAAATAGGTGATATATGACCGATGAACTACCTAATGCAATCTTCCTAAGATTGAAGAATGGTGATGATATTATTAGTGATATGGTAGAGTTAGAAGAGGATGGAGAGGAACATTACCTTCTTCTTAATCCTCTTAAAGTCGTTTATATGCCTTCCGACGATAAAGGATTGTTACAGATAGCATTTATGACTTGGGTGTTTCCCAAAAT